TAAGAAAAATGTCTAAAGATGGAACCAACCTAATGGGTGCAATTCCTAAGAAGACTAGACAAGGTTCAGGGAAACATACTAAACTCTCTGCAACTAGTCGAAACAAAGCTCGTAAACGCTACAGAGGACAAGGTTAATGGCTGATTCAGATCCAACAAAAGCACCACATAATGTCACTACGGTGCCTGGTGGCGGAGAAAGTGGTAAGACTGTAGGAGCTTATGATGTATCGTCACAAGCCCGTAAAAAGTCTGCTGCAATCAATAATAATCAACAGTCTCCGCTAGCTGCAGGTTAATAAAATAACAATTAAATAACCTCAAGCACTTGGGTAAATACCTAAGTGCTTTTTTTATGCGATAAATAAGATATAATAATGGAATTCGACATGGAAAACCGAGAATTAATTGACAAACCAGAAAATAATGACGATATCTTGCGTGAAGTCGTTGGCGATGATGCTAATGATACTAAAAGAAAGCAAGATTTGAGTGAAAGTGACCTAGATAAGCTTGTTAACTGCTAAAAATGGCTTTAATAGACAGATCAAAAAATAAATCCCAAGTATTTTCGGATATTAGTCTCTCATTTGTTAAACATCCTGTAACTAATGACGTAGGCATATTCACTAATGAAGATGCTATAAGACGATCTGTCATGAATTTGGTCAGAACTCGTTTGGGAGAACGATTTTCTAATAATTTGATAGGGACTCAAGTAGATGATTCTCTATTTGAACTGCAAACTAATTTCGATGCAGAGAATATTCAGGATGATATCATACTTCTATTAGAAAATTTTGAACCAAGAGTGAGTAATGTTAATTGTCAGGTTGCATTTCCTCCTGATACGAATGAATTAAACGTTGCTATTCGATATGATGTGACTGGTTTGTCTTTGCCTATGCAAAATATAGAATTTGTACTTCAATCAACTAGACTATAATGGCGTTCAATCAGTTTACTAACCTAGACTTTGCTGATCTGAGATCACAAATAAAGGATTATCTACGAACTAATAGTAAATTTACAGATTTTGACTTTGAAGGGTCAAACTTTTCTGTGTTGATTGACCTATTGGCATATAACTCTTATATTACTGCCTATAATACCAATATGGTAGTTAATGAATGTTTCCTTGATAGTGCGACTTTAAGAGAAAATGTTGTCTCACTTGCAAGAAATATTGGTTATGTACCTCGATCTACCAGATCTGCTTCTGCTACTGTTAATTTCAGTGTTGATTTGGGGTCAAATGATACTAGAATTGTAATTTTAAAAGCGGGACAGGTTGCATTAGGTAATCAACAGGGTGGTCAGTACATATTTTCCATTCCAGATGATTTTGTTGCCACTGTAGATGACAATAATGTCTCACTTTTCAATAATCTGTCCATTTATGAGGGTGTTTATTTAACAAAAACCTTCACAATTGACTATTCTCAACCAAATCAGAGATATATTCTTCCAAATGCGAATATTGATACTACTTCTATTCGTGTTACCGTAGAATCTACAACAAAAGAGATATATGCTCTGTATGATAATATTTTAAGAGTAGATTCTACTTCCAAATTGTTCCTAATTCAGGAAATTGAAGATGAACAGTATGAGATTTTATTTGGTGATGGGATTTTAGGTAAGAAACCACCTGCTGGAGCCACTGTTACTGTAACTTACATTGTAACTAATGGTCCTCTTGCTAACGGTGCTAGTAACTTCTCCTTTATTGGTATTTTAAAGGATGATACTGATGCAACCATTACAAGTGGTATTTCATTACTAACAACCACATCTAGTGCTGGAAATGGTGATGCAGTAGAAGATATCAGTTCAATCAAATACCTGGCACCCCGTATATACGCTGCACAGTATCGTGCAGTAACAGCAAACGACTATAAGGGTATCATTCCATATGTTTATCCTAACGTCGAGTCTGTGACCGCCTACGGGGGTGAGGAACTTGATCCCCCTGAGTATGGAAAGGTCTTCATTTCAGTAAAACCTAGAAATGGTTCATTCTTATCACAAATTACTAAGGATAGTATATCCACACAATTAAAACAATATTCTATTGCTGGAATTAAACCAGAAATTGTTGATCTTAAGTACCTTTATGTTGAAGTTGATTCTGCTGTTTATTACAACACAAACTCAATATCTAATGTAACTGATTTAAGAACATCTGTACTTAAGACATTAACTACGTATTCCAAATCAACGGATATCAATTCTTTTGGTGGAAGATTCAAATACAGTAAAGTTGTTGGTCTAATTGATGACTCTGCTAGAGGTGTTACTTCTAACATCACGAAAGTTAAGATGAGAAGGGATATAACACCTGAGATCAATGTATTTGCTACATATGAACTTTGTTATGGTAACGGGTTCTTCCAGAAGTGTGATGGTTATGGTATCAAATCTACAGGATTTACGGTAAGTAATATTAGTGGAACAGTTTATCTTGGTGATATTCCCATAACAGGAACTGACACAGGAAGACTAGTATTCTTCAAACTTGAAAATAATATACCTCTTGTCGTTAAAAACGATGCTGGAACAATTGATTATTCCAAAGGAGAGATTATTTTAGATGTGGTAAATATAACAGGTACTTCATTGGCAAACGGAACTATTCAGATAGAAGGAATTCCTTCATCTAATGACGTTATTGCTCTGAAGGATTTGTATTTACAGTTGGATGTTCAGCATAGTGAAGTCTCTGCTATTCCAGACGTTATTTCTTCTGGTGAAAATACATCTGCTACATCATACGTCACCACCTCCAGCTACACAAGCGGTTCAGTCTATACAAGATAAATGACGGATATTAAAAAGGTAAAAATCTCTCATATTATTGAGTCGCAGATTCCTGAGTTCTTGAATCAGGAGTCTCCTCTGTTTGAGGAATTCCTTAACGTCTATTATCAATCACAAGAACACCAATCGGGTGTTGGTGATTTAGCTAGCAATATTGCCGATTATCGGAAAATCAGTGCATTTAACAATGAAACCCTAGTGCCTGGAACGGTTTTGGGCGCTGATGTTCTTGCTGGTGAAACTACTATAACTGTAGTATCAACAATTGGTTGGCCTGACAAATATGGTCTTCTAAAGATTGATAACGAGATTATTACATATACTTCAAAAACCGATACACAATTTTTAGGTTGTGCTAGGGGATTTAGTGGTATTGATCAAATATCCAGAGAAGATGCATCTGAATTTCTAAGTTTTCAACAAACAGATGCTGAACCACATCTAGCCACAGCTGTTGTACAAAATTTAAGTAACTTATTCCTACAGACATTCTTTACTAAGTTTAAGACTGAGTTCCTTCCTGGCTTTGAAAATAGATCTTTTACTGCTGGAACGTCCATTGCTAATGTTTTAACAAGGGCAAAGGACTTTTACATGTCCAAAGGAACTGATGCTTCATATCAGATTCTTTTCAAATTACTTTATGGTGAAGAAATTGAACTTATCAAACCAATTGATAAAACTATTTCTGCATCATCTAACGTATATTTTCAAACAAAACATTTACTTGTAGAGAATCTTTTTGGTGGAGAACCTCTTGATTCTGTTGGTAATTTTCTATATCAAGATATATCTGGAATTGGAACTGCGAGTGCTTCAATTTACAATGTAGAATATAGGCCTGTTGGTACTAAAGATTTTTATGAGTTATCTTTAGACTCTACTTCATTTGATGGTTCGTTTGAGATTCCAGGCAAAACTAAAACTCTTGAAGTTACCGCTGAGGACTCTACTTCTATCGTTGTTGATTCTACAGTTGGATTTGGTAAGACTGGTGAACTCTTAATTAAACCAACAAAGAACTCTAACTTCCTTAACGTAAAATATACAGATAAAACAATTAATCAGTTTCTTGGTGTAACTGGTGTATCTACTGCTTTGGACTTTTCAGCAGATATATTCCAAGATAAACTTGCATATGCATATTCTGGAATAGGTCAAACTGCTTTATTGCAGTTTAGACTTGTAAATGTTATTGATACTGTTGATACCACTGATACATCAAATATGATGGTTGGTGACTCAATGAAGTTGAGTTCGTTTGGTGAAGATTTGGGAGATGATCCAAAGTTTAATAACTGGATCTATAATATTCCTTCTACTCATACAATTTCGTCATTTAATCAGGTAAACATCAATACATATAGAATCGTATTATTCGATGCTATTGTTTTCTATGTTGATGAGGAATTAACTTTATCTGATCAGTCTGGAAATTCAATTAATGTTATTATTAAAGATATTGAGTTTACTGCAACAAATGTACAGAAGAAATTCTCAAATACCATTGTTGTTCAGGTTTCATCACCTCCTCCTGCAAACCCAATACAGATACAAAAGAAGGTAATTAAGGCTTCTCATAATTCTGGTTATTTTACTGGTATTGATGATTATCCAGTTGGTATTCAAAACACTTATTTGGATAGAGATGAAAAGTATAATTATGTAGCTTCTTCTGGATTACCAAACTACCCTATTTTTGCTACAGATAACAAAGTATGGGTTAAATCTGATTCTATAGAGGAAACAGAAGGTGGAACTCCTATCTTAGGTGGTGGATACACATATACCATTAAATCTATTGACCCTTCTGCTAATACTGCATTTAAGCACAATTATGTAACTGGGGATAAGGTATATTGGGACAATACTACTCTAAGTGGAATACAGACTGGTATCTACTTTGTTACTAGTGTAAACCAAACTGAATTTAGACTTTCATATAGTGGATCTGACGTATTTTCTAAGAAATATATTGCTGTAAAGACTAATACTACTGGTCAGTTCATATACAAGTCTGGTTGGCAAAATAGGACACTTAAAAACCAGAAAATCTTACGTAAATTCCCATATGTAAGAGAAAAGAATTATTTTGATGATCCAAACAAGAGAGACATTGATAATAGAGCTATTGGATTGTTGGGAAATGGTGTGGAGTTATTCCCACCTACTGTTCTTGATGAACAGATATTTCATGGTGACATAACAAATATAGAAGTAACTGATACTGGTAAAAATTATGATGTTCTTAATGGACCTCCATTAATAATTGACGATTCTTCTGGTTCTGGAGCATATGCATATGCTAATGTAACTGGATCATTCAGAGATGTTAAACTTGTAACGCCTGGAATAGGGTATCAAGAGAAACCAAAGATATCTGTTACTGGTGGTAATGGTTCTGGTGCTGTTTTGGAGTCTAACTTTGTTAGAGGAAGAATTCAGAATAACTTTAAAGCAGATGGTACATCAGTTAATACCTCATCAGATACTATTGATTTTGAAACTAGACATAATTTTGAATTAGGTGAAGGTGTTGTATATGATGCAAGGGGAAATACCCCAGTAGGTAACATAGTAAGTGGTTCAACTTATTATGCGTTCCCAGTTAGCGATTTAATACTTAAATTACACACAACACCACAAGATGCTATTGCTGGAATTAATACAGTCAATTTGGGATCTGTTAGTTTTGGTTTCCATCGATTAACAACACTTGAAGCAAAAAATACAATTACCAAGATCTATGTAAAAGAGCCTGGGACTGGTTATTCCAACAAAAAGGTTGTTGTGCCTGGAAGACCAGTTAATGGTGATATACAGTCTGGTATAAGTACGTCTGATGATTATATCTTTGCACCTAATCATAACTTCCAAAGTGGTGAATTAGTAGAATACAGACACAGTGGAACTGGCATTGTTGGATTGGTAACATCTACCAAATATGCAATTGGTAGATTGGATAATAATAAATTTAAGTTGTATGATGTTGGTATAGGTACTGTATTAACTCCTGAGAATTATGAGAAGAAGAGAAATGTAACTATTCGTGGAGTTGGTGCTGGTGGAAAACATACAGTACAATATCCTCCTATTGTTGTTTCTGTTGAAACTCTATCTGCTATAGGATCTACTACAATTATTCAACCTACTATACGTCCAAAGGTACTTGGAAAGATTGAAAGTGTTTATTTGGAAGAAGGTGGTACTGGATATGGTTGTACTAACATTTTAGATTTCCATAGAAGACCTAATGTTGGTGTATCGACAATTACTACAGAAGCATTGTTAAAACCAATCATTATTAGTGGTTCTATTGTAGATGTTCAAATACTTGCGTCTGGTAAGGGATTTAGAGAAGATTCTGATATAATTGTAACTAGTCCTAAAGGTAGATTTGCCGATGTTGCTCCAGTTATTACAAATAACAAAATAACTGGTGTTCAGATCCTTGATGGAGGAGTTGGATATGCAAGTAGTGATACAATATTGACTTTACAGAACAGAGGTACTGGAGCTAAGTTCATTGCCGATATTCATGAGTGGAAAGTTAATCAGGTTGTTAAGAATGAGGACATTATTAGTGATGAAGATTCACTTCTAACCAAACCAAGTAATAACCCAGAGTATCAACTTCAAACAGTATCAATGTATCCACCTAAGAAGTTGAGATATCAACTTGGTGATAATATTGATTCTGGTAATTTAGAACAATCTACAAATCCACAACACTCTCCAATATTAGGTTATGCTTATGACGGTAATCCAATATATGGACCTTATGGTTTTGAGAATCCGACTGGTGGTAGTGTTATAAGACTAACGACTGGATATATTGTCGATACCACGTCTAAAGTTGGTCTGAGACCGCCTGGATACGCTCTGGGATACTTTATCGATGACTACAAGTATGATAATTCGGGAAATCTGGATGAATATGGTGGAAGGTACTGTATAACTCCACAATATCCAGATGGAACATATGCATATTTCTATAGTGTAGATGTTGATTCCAGTGGTGTTGCTGGACCTAAGTATCCATACATCATGGGTACTAAGTTTAAGGATCTTCCAATTGAAGATAACTTTATTACATTCTTCAATCAAGACAATCCTGTAATTGCTAATGAACTAACAAGAAATATTGGTCCATATTATTTCTCTTACGGAAACTCTGATTATGATCTTATTGACAAAATTAATGATACTTACAAACAGAGATTTAATGTAACTAAGACTAAAACTGCTGGAATATCATCAGTAACTATTTTTGCTAGAGGATCTGGTTATAAGGTAGATGATAGTCTTACTTTAGACAATACTGGTACAGATGGTACTGGAACAAATATTGTTGTTTCTGAAGTTTTGGGTGCTGAAGTTGATGCAGTACAGATTGGAGTATCCACTTTTCCTCAAACTGATCTATTATTGGTTGGTAATAAGATTGTTGGTGTAACAACAATTCCACATGAAATTGCTAATGGTGAAACGATACATCTTTCTGGAATTTCAACTTCACAATTTACACCTTTTAATGGACTTCAGAAGGTAGAAGTTATTAGTAGATCCGTTGGGTTGTCTATAGAACTTGCAAATGTTGGTACTACTGGAGTTTGTACGTATATTAGTGTAACAGATACTTTTGGATTTGAGCAGGACGATATTATTGGTATTGGATCTGAAACTATGCAGGTTCTTGATATTGATCCTTATTATTCAAGACTTCGTGTTAAGAGGGAATATTATGTTGGTATGGCTGTAACACATGGAGTAGGAACTGCTAATGTTGTTTTAAAACCAACCAAATTCTCCTTTGGGTTGGGTAATAATGATATTACATATACTTCAGAGAAAAATTATCATGTTTATTTTGATCCAAAAGAGACACTTGGTATTGGATCAACTGGAACACATTATGATGTAGTAGCTACTGGATTGGGAACTGCTGGTAATGCAACTATAGAGAATAGATTTGTTCCCCAAAGATCAATCTATATGCCCAAGGGACATACCATTGCTACTGGTCAGAAACTGACCTATGATATTGGTTATGCTGGTACATCTATCGTTTGGGTCAATACTGCTGTTGGATCTACAACTGGTATTGGAACACAAGTATTGGAAAATGGATCAGATGTTTATGCTGTAAATTTAGGTAGAGATCGTATTGGATTATCCACAGTTGGATTCCCTACTGCTGCAGATGCTATATGGTTCTTTACTTTATCCAATGTTGTTGGATTTGCTCATTCTCTTACTACTAACTTCCCAAGAGTTAATTCTACTGTAGAGAGATATTATGGAAAGATAACTACTAAAACTGATCATAATCTACGAAATGGTGATGTAATTACTATTGATGCAATACCTACTGCAACTGAGAATGTTACTTTAAGATATGACCCAGTTCTTGCTAAGATTACTACTGAAAAGGTATCCTTTGATAATAATGATTTTAGTGCAGATTTAACTCAAATTGCAATTAATAATCCATCATTCCAAAGTGGTGATAAGGTTGTATATTATTCAGGTGGAAATGCTATAGCTGGACTTACTGATAATGAGACATATTTCGTTCTAAGGGAAGATGTTAGTGGAATAAAATTATGTAAGCATAGAAGAGATGTAGATGACGCTAATGTGGTTACTATCACTAGTGTAGCAGTTGGTACATATTCTCTTGCTAAAATTAATCCCGCATTAAACTTTACTACAGGTAATGTTGTTACTTTTGATGTTTCTGATTTGACTCTTGCTGATTTACAGTTGGATTTCTTTGAGGATATTGATTTCGTTAATAGAATGGATGTAAGTGGTGATAGTACTCTAGGATTTAATGTTACTAGAAGTGGTACTCCAGGCACTGTTGGTGCTACTGTTAGTATTAGATCTAACACTGATTGGCCAAGAAAGAGTTACTACAACTTGACACCTGTTGTTCCTTCCGATGAAAGGAAACTTTATGGTATCTCAGATACAGAAGTTACTGGTAGAAATAACATAACTTTCAATAAGATCGTTATTAAGGCAGAACATAGTGTTCTTTGGAATGGTGCTAAGGAATTTACATTCAATTTGACAGAGAAACCTACAGAACCTCAAATGTATGTTTCTAGGGTTGGTGTTAGTACAATAACGTATAGAACTGACTCTGCTACAGCTAGAGGACCAATTGCTAAAACTAAGGTTAATTTCCCTGGCAAAGGTTATAGAATATTACCTAAAGTTATTGGTTTTGCTAGTACTGAAGGTAAAGATGGTATAGTTAAAGTATCCTCTCCTGAAATTGGTGAAGTTGATAATTTAGAGAGGATAAAAGACGGATTTGATTATCCAACTGATCCTACACTACTGCCATTCCTTAGTGTTCCTGCAATTGTAGATATTAATGGAATTGCTAGAATGGATTCTGTTGGTGTAACAACAGGTGGAAAGAGATATACTCAACCACCAACTTTAACTGTTCGTGGTAATGATAAGGTTAAGATCGCTGCTCATGTTGTTGGTGGATCTGTTGATAGTGTAGAAATTATTGAAAATGCTTATGAATTTAATGAACCATTAAGTATCATTACTACTAAGAACTCTAATGGATATGATATTGATACTATTACACATTCTGGTACTAATGTAACTGTAGAACTTCTTCTTGATCCTCAGTTTAATAAACCAATTACTGCTGGATATGCTTCTACTGATATTAATCTTCCATTCGCAATTGGGGATCTAGTTTTCATTGAAGGATGTAGGTTAAAACCAGATTCAATAACTCAAGGTGAAAGTAATTTCAACTCAGACATTTATGACTATAATTTCTTCCCAGTAACAGGAGTTAATACAACAAATTACACCATAACTTACAGTATGGCTAATGTTGCTGGAATCTCCACTGTAACTCTTGGTGATTATGATGATGACTTCACTTTAGGTTATATCGTTAATTACAACGATATGGCTAAGTTTGAGATGAAGTTAATTGATGATGGAAAATATGTTTCTGGAGAAAGGGTAACTTCATCTAAATTTGAAGGATATGTTGCTGAAAATGGTTGGAATACAAGATTAAATCAGTTAAGACTTAGAGATACAAAAGGAATACTTAAGTCTGGGGAAACTTTAACTGGAGAGGTATCAGATCTTAAAGGAAATGTTAGAGATGTAACTAAATTCAAGGTTAAAACAAAACTTGGAGTTACTAGAAATAAAGTATCCAAGAATGATATGAATTTCGGTATTCTTAATGATTTTGGTCAAAGATTATCCGATAACTTCTACTATCAGAAGTTCTCTTATTCAATTAAGAGTGATCTTCCATATAACAAGTGGAAAGAATCTGTAAGATCTATTTTACACCCATCAGGATTCCTAGAATTCTCTGATTTAGTTATTACGAGTGATTCTAAGAAAGATGCTAATTCATTAGACCTTGTAACTGTTGGTATTGCAAAATCCAACAACATGAGAGTACAACCAGCAGATCAAAAGGTTGATCTCTTAATCAATATTGATAATGAAGTATTCTTAGGTAATAAACAGAACTTCTGTATGGTAACAGAAGATGATGCGTTAGATGATGGATCTGTACAGAGAATATATTTCCCAGAAGGAAGACCAATTAAGAGTTACATTCTTAATAAGACTAATAAGGTCTTAAACTTGGATGATATCTCTCAGGGATTTACTGGTACTCATGATAGAACTGGTACTTTAGTTGGAAATAGAGACTTTAAGTTAAGATCAGATAATAGACCAGTATTCAGAGTATCATTTGGTGCTTCTGATACTACTGCTGTTAGCGTACTTAATAACACTATTAGTATTCAGGGCCACAACTTCCAGTCTGGTCAAGAATTACTATATGACAATCAGGGTGGAGATGCAATTGGTATTGCAACTACTTCCATGGCAGCAGGAACAAAGGACATTGTTATGTCTGTTGTTACATCTGGTACTGGATCTAGTGCCATGTATGAGAATGGTTATAATGTTCAAATCCCAGGCCCTGTAACGGGTGTTGCTGTTACTTCAAATCCAATAGTCGTCTATAGATGGTATGGATTTGGTAGTCCTGATGGTGGTTTGCCTGGAATAACTACTGGAAATGGTACTGGAGCAAGATTCCAAGTTAAATTTGATTTTGATCAAACAACTGGTGTTGCAATATCCACTGCTGTTGTATTGATTACGGGTGGTACTGGATATGATGTTGGTGATACTGTAAGTATTGCTGGAACCCATTTGGGTGGTGCAAATCCTGCTAATAACCTTACATTCCCTGTTACTTCTGTTACAGGAACAAGAACTGGTATCTTAACAACATATTATGACTTACCATCAACAAATAATGGATCTGGTAGTGGTGCTACATTCAATATAACTAGAGATGCTAATTTAGATGTAACAGCTGCTGCGGTTGTTCAGGGTGGAACTGGATACGCAACAACAAATAGAATATCTATTGCGGGTACATATATTGGTGGTGCTACACCTGCTGATGATTTGTATTTGACTCCAATTGAACTTGGAACTACAAATATGCCTGACAGGGTATTTGTACAGAAGATTGATGATGTGACATTTAGATTGTCTGGAATTGCTACTGCACTTCCAATGGACTTTACTGGATTGGGTACAGGAACACATGTTCTGAAGTATGCAGATCCTACATTGAATGCTCTTATTATGATTGATAATATCATTCAAACTCCTATTAAGAACAAAAAACTCAGTGTAGGAATAGGATCTCAGATATCTAAACTTGATCAGGGAATTGTTATTTCTAGTGGAATTAGTTCCTTATCGGGTGGTGATATTCTTAAGATTGATAATGAATTGATGAAGGTTAAGTCAATTGGCGATACCTCATTTGTTAAGGCTAGATTTGCAAATGTTGAGAGTACTGTTGATACTAATTTCTATTACGATACCAAGAGAATGAACTCTTCTGTTACTCGTATGGGAACAACATTAGCGACTCACGATGACAACCCTCCATATTAACTATAAATAAAGAAAAACCACTTGTAAATAATGGCTAGACAAGGGATAAACACGGGGTCGGCCCCTAATGATGGGACAGGCGATACCCTGTTAGCGGGAACAATCAAAATTAATTCTAACTTTGAAGATGTTTATTCAGTCTTTGGAGATGGTGCGAACTTGATTAGTTTCGTATCTTACGCTAGTACCGCTGGATACTCTACAAATTGTGGTATTGCAACAACTTCGACATACGCTGGAACTGCTCAGAATGTAAGTAATGCAATTGATATTAATACTAGTGGTGTTGTAACTACCAGTTATGCTGATGTTGGTAAGATAACAATTCAACAGCCTGGTGCAATTGCTGATGGTCCTATAGAGATTGGTTATGCTACAACCATGTTTAGGATTAAATCCGATGGTATGGTGGGCATAGGAACATCACTTCCTACATCTCAGTTACAAGTTGCTTCATATTCAAATGAAAGACCAGCCATATGGTCTATTACTAAAGGTGATGCACACGGATTTCAAGTTTCATCTAATGAATTAGCAACACCTTCCGAAAGTTTTGTTGTTACTGCTGGTGCTTATTGTGGTATAGGATCTACTGCTCCATCATCCAGATTGGATGTTAGGGGCGATGTACAAGTTACTGGTGTTAGTACTTTTAGTGGTACATCTCACTTAAATGGAGATATTACTGAGAAAGTAGTTGGCAAATGGACAGATGGATTAACAGCTGTTGGTGGTACTTTAACTGTAGATGTTTCGCAGGGGTCTGTTCTTCTTGGTGGTCTAACAACATCAGTTGTAACTTGGGATTTCACGAATGTAACTGCGTTAAATAGTAAGGCTACTACGATTACTTTGATTAATAACGCAGGGGTTGGTGCTACTTATGGTGATGCAGTTAAAGTGAATAGTATTCCTGTTGCTGGTGGTATTCATTGGGTTGGTGGAAATCCTCCTCCTTCAACAAGTGCAGACGATATTCTAACCTTTAGTATTATCAGAGATAGTACTGGAGCTGCAAGGGTATATTGCAGTAGTTCTCTTAACATTCTTTGATAGGACGTAATAAATGCCAAGGACTACGCCTGGATCTGGAGCTCTTTTAAGACCTTATTTTAATTCCGACTATGGAATAGAAAAAATTGAGGTGTTGGATGGTGGTGTTGGATATGCCAAGACCGATCCACCTAAAATAGAAATAGATGGAACAATGATACCCACAATTGAGGGGGTATTCTTTCCTGTCATTACTGGCGTTGGAACAATATCGGATGTAGTAATATTCAAGAATGGTATAGGATATTATCCAGTTTTTAGTACTACAACTGCTTCTGATGTTGTTGTTGAACGTGGAGCATTTGGTTCAATAGCAACTAGTCATACTATAGGTAGTGGTCATTCTGTCTTTACAGGTGATTACAATATTGTAGATGATACAATTTATTTCACAGATGCACCATATGGTAAATCTGGTCCTGTTGGATTGGAGACTGGTTCTACATTTTCTGGGAGATTATTCTCTAGAAAATTGGATCCATATGAGCAACAAGATAAGAATGTAATTTTAGACGATATTGCTCTTGAATTTACTGGTGTTGCTGGAACCCAATTCACTTTAACTGAGAATTTAGGTATAGTATCTGCGCTCTACAATAACGTAAATACTGGGGTTGATATTAATAATAATCCGTTTGTATTGATAAACAATATTGTACAAACGCCTGGGGCTGATTTCGAGGTTGTTAATAGCACAGAAAACAAGATTAATTTTTTAAGTGGAGTACCTAGAGCTGGAAGAATTGTAAAAGTAGGTCTTCAAACTGGAGCTGGATATTATTTTCCATTAAAAGCAGCTGGTACTGTTGGTGTTGGTACTACTGGTGCTATAGAATTTAGTAAGGTACTTGGAAAGGGACAAGGATATAGGTCTGTTCCTGAAATCACTGTTAAGAGTTCTCAAGGATATGGAGCTAGTGTAACTGCTCTGATGGGGACTAATGCTGGTACTACCGTTGGTATTACTACAGCAATATACAATCATATTACAGGAATTGCTACATTTACTACAAATGCAGCTCATGGATACCAGATAGATGATAGGATAAGAATTACTGGTGCTGGATTTACATTCACTCCAACAGCTGCTGCTAGAAATATTGCTTTCTTTGGGTATGATTATATTACTGGTATTGCAAGTATAAGAGCATCTGGTGGCCACTATATTGGAACTGGTACTAACCAATCTAGGAGTATTTTAGTTCAAGCTGTAGATGTTACTGACGGTATCTCTACTTTTAGATTCAGAGAAGATGGATATCCTATTGTTAATAATGATAACGCAAATGAGGTAAGAGTATATACTGGAGTTGGTACTCAACCTTTAACTTATGTTGCTGGTGGTATAGTAAGATCTGGTATCGATACTCATATTTTAGAAGGTAAGAATGTAACTGGATTTGATCTTCTTGGAGTAACTACCAATACATTTAAATGTTTTGTTGGTGTTTCTACTTTCGCACACAATTATGTAACTGGTGGTGTAGTGGAGAGGATGGAAGCTGGTATCGTCACAGCATTCTCTATTGTTCATGGTGGAACTGGATATTATACACCAAAATCAATCGCATATTTGGATGGAACTCCTTCAGATGGAATTACTACCATAACTGCTCACGGAAAAGAACTTGGTATTAGTACTGCAATTGCAAATGTTTGGTATAACCCATCCACAGGTATTGCAACTGTACAGTCTCAATATGCACATGGATTAACAGTTAATAATGCAGTAAGATTGGCTGGTATTGCATTTAGTACTCCTATTGGGGATATAACATTCCCAAGTGATGCAAGAAGGGTATTTGGTATAACCAAGATTGAAAATAACGTCAATTTCCAAGTCAATATTGGTGCTGGAATGACAACTGTGGGAATTCATACTCATCATTTGGGTATTGGTTCTTATGTTCCATTAGAGGGTCATGGATTATCTACTGATGACTTTATTCAACCAACTGGAACTGCTGTTACATTTGGAAGTAGTCCTGCGGTAGAGGTAACTAGAGTCATATATGATAACGTCTCTGGTATGGCAACAGTTCTTACTAAAAAGAACCACAATTTATCAGAAGATGATTGTGTTGTCTTTAGTGGAATTGCATTTACTTGTGACTATTCTCCTAGACTTAATTTAAGTGGTGCAGACTACGATAATACAACGGGTGTAATGACCGTTACCACTTCTGCCAATCATGGATTTAAAGTAGGTAAAGACGTTGTATTAACTGGTATTGGAATGACCTGCGAAATAGATGCAGGTGTTGGAACACATTATTATCCAAGAAGACAGTCAAGTACATATAATACTTCCGTTCCTATAACTGCTATTACAGGAACTACTTTTAGTGCTCAAGTTGGATATGCTCCACCTCAAGATCAGTTTGTACATACTTTTGTTAGTGGAAAGACAGGTGGTTTGATATTTGGTGGAGAATATGATCACACCTTTATCAGAGCAACTGATGGAGCTTTAAGAACTGGTGGTGATTTTGAACATAAGTTTGTTACATCTGCATCAAACGCAATATTTAAAGGTGGTGCATATACGCATCGTTATGTAAGTTCTTTACCAGAAACAATTATAGTTGGTGGTGCATATAACCATACATTTGTTGCTGGTTCTGAGAATACTGATTGTATATCGGTTGTTGGTGGTAGTAATACAACTCCAACTGCTGCTGATTACAACCCACTTACGGGAGACTTATCATTAACTGTTAATGGTCATGGTTTATCTGGTCCTTCTGTACATACAATAACCACATCAAGATATAACAACGTTGTTGGTATCTTAACCATAACAGTACCTAGTCATGGGTTCTCCAATGGTGATACTATTAAAGTTATTGATAATTCTTTAGGATTTAAGTGTTCAATGGATGGATATGCATCCACTCACACATATCCTAGAATTACTGATCCAATTAGTGATAAGTGGATTCCTGTTGAGAATAAGACAACCGATACTTTCGAGATATTTGTAGGAAAATCACCAATAGTTAATCACACTGTTACCGACGCTAGTTACACAGCTTCCAGTGGTATCATGACAATGACCATTGGAAATCATGATTTACTTCAAGGAACTAGTATTAAGATTGCAAATAGTTCATTGATCTTTAAGTGTTCAATGGATGGAAAACAGACTATTAAGGCATATCCAAGAACAACAGATCCAGTACATGACACTTCCGTTGCTATAACTGGTGTTGGTGATACAACTATTAGTGTTAATGTTGGTGTTTCTACAATAGTTAAACGTACTCCAGTATTCGTTCATTATGCTCCTGCTGTGGGTATTATGACTGTTGTTTTGGATACTGTAGATCATGGTATTATTGTTGGTGACTCTGTTAAGATTAAGCCTGGTTCTTTAGCATTCAGTTGTTTGAAGGACGCTAACTCAACAGTTCATTTCTATCCAAGACCTACAGACCCATATTATGATAAAGCTATACCCGTAATTGGTGTTGCTGGTACGATGTTTGAGGTGCAGATTGGTCAAACTTCTGCTGGAAACTTTACACACACATTTATCACCAATCAAGGTGTTGCTGCTGATGCAGTTATAACTGGTGGTGATTATGATCATGAATTTACTGGAGTTTCAACAGATGCAGTTATTAGTGGTGGTAATTATCTTCATACCTTTGAAAATGCATCTACAGGAGGACTATTAAGATCAGTCCAAAAGGTTGGAATCGCTTCTGGTTCTCTAATATTCAAGTGTGCTAAAGATGGATATGCTACAGAACATGCATATCCAAGAGAGACTGATCCTGTTTATGGACAGAATATAGGAATTACAACTGTATCTACAAATACTTTCACAGTAAGAGTTGGTGTATCTACACTTGCTAAGAGATCAATATCAACATCTACATATGACCCTCTAACAGGTGATCTAGTATTGACAGTTGGATCTGGTCATACTTACACTTCAACCTCTTCACACACGATTACAACCGCTACATATACACCTTCTACTGGTGTAATAGAACCTACAATTGCTTCTCATGGGTTTAAGAGTGGTGAATACGTTAAATTTGTTGATGGATCAATTGCATTTAAGTGTGCTGAAGATGGTTACACAGCACCCCATTCATATCCTCGTCCATCAGATCCATATAGTAATCAATGGTTACCAATCTACAATGTAGGAGTTAATACTTTCTCTGTATTTGTAGGTGTTTCTACAAACACTACTGCACATACATTCTTCCTTGGTCTTGCTGATGGACTCAAGAAAGCATCTGATACTATTGGAATCAACACAGGATCTCTATCATTTACATGTTCCAGAGACGAACATAGAACTGTACATTCATATCCAAGACCAAGTGATCCTTATGGTGGAAACT